CCATAATTCTCATCCCACCTCTCATTTGATAATTCTTGTATCATATCTCTTAACATACTTCTCTCAAGTCTTGTATCACTATGAGTATAAAGTGTGTGTAAAAACTCAACAATCTCATCACACAAGTATTGCATAGCCGAGAATACTGCTTCATCACTCACCTCTTGCATCTGATATCTTTTCTTTATTGAACAGTATTTTCTATACTGCGGTAAGATTTCTTGAAGTTCCACAACTACGGGATTTGAATTATTATTAGCAAGTTCGTTTCTTACTATATATAATGATGCTAATTTAGAACAAGAGTCATAAGTAGTTTGTCCTCGCTCAAGTGCATTTATAGCCTCATTGATTTCATTTATATTTAACATAACGCATTACCAACCAATCTTAATTTTGACTCGTATTTTGTCTCTTTCTCTTCCTGTTCGTCAATAATGACAATCATATCATAGTCAACCGCTTCTTTATTAAGCCAATACTTTGTTGCCTTTTTAAGTTCGTGGTCAACATCCTCAATGAAACGCTCAAAGAATTTGGCAGATGCTACACTTCCATTCTCCAACATCTCTTTGTACATATTACAGTAAAGTTCTTTTGTCTCTGTTTCCCACTCAACCCATTTCCTGAGGCCTTCTTTGACTGCATTTCGTTTTGTGTTAGAGTCAACATCTTGTCTTATGTGATTGTACCAACTCTCGGGAATTTCTGAAACTTGTTCAAATTCCATCTCGGGTATAAGTTTGTTATAGTGGTTTACATAATATCTGCATAACTTTCTATACATACAGGACTCGTGGATAAAGTGATATTCGTGACAATCTCTATAACCATATAAGCCTAAAAAGTCATAATAGTTAGCAAGTTGTTCGTGTATCATTAGTCCCTTAACCATATGTTCAGATAGTCCTTTGAAGATTTCTTCACAAGTCATCTCTTAATCACCTCCAATATTTTATCAATCTTGTTATCTTGTTCCTCTAAATGTTGATGTATCTCTGTAACAACTTTATTGAGTTGCTCTGCTAATTCATTTTGTAAGTCTTGTTTGTCGTTTTGAGTAAGGTTTTCGTCTAGGTTTTGTAAACTAACAAGAAAACTAGCAATAGCAACAATATCAATAAAAGTAAACTCACCATTTTCATCACTTCCTATTTTCATAAATACTCCTAAACCACAAAGGGGATAGGTATTCCCTACCCCCAAAGTGTAGCACTTTACGCTGTTGCGAATACAGGTGGAAATTGTCCTGCATCATAACTCCAAGTATTAGGAAATCTTAATACTCCGCTAGTTGCTTGTGCTAATTGAAGTTTAGAAACTTCTGCCTGTAATGCTTCAATCTTGTTCTGAGCAATCATATCCTTAACGGACTGGATTTGTGCAGTGAAGTTAGCATTAGTAGCAGCATCTCTCATTGCACCGTCATAGTTATTCTGCATAATCATCTGCTTTGTTGAGCAGCAACATTCATTCTGATTAGCAAGAATATTAGCCTGTCCAAGTTGAACATTAGAGATATCTCTAGCAATCTCATTGTACAAGTTCTGATTTGCCATAAGAGTGTCGTGGAATGTCTGGTTTGTTGCGGCGATTGACTGTGCTGTGCCTGCATTTACTGCAGAAAGAATTTCTCTCTGATTAGCCATAGCGTTCTGGTTATCAAATCCTCTCTGTACTTCATTAGAAGTTGCAAGATTTTCATAACCAAGAGCATTAGCAACATTGTTACCGAAGCCACCGAAACCACCGTTGAAAAGTCCAAGAAGAATAAGAAGACCAAATATCCACATAAATGAGTCTCCCCCAAAGCCTGCATCACCGATAGGCATAACGGGTGTAATACCATTTTCCATAGCCATAATAGTTTTCTCCTTTCATAGAATATTTATGTATAATTTGCAAATTATTACCTTAACATCTTTAAAATCTCTTCAGGGTCAACGCCTTTTTCTTGAGCCATTTGATAAAACATCTCTTTAGGTGATTTACCGCTTGACTGAAGCATTGTCATAAGTTCTTTGACTTGAGGATTACTTTGAGAGAGTTGATTTAATGTTGCTTGGGGATTTCTCATAGTTTTCATCATATTAGCCATTTGTTGAACATTACCATTAGATAAGAGATTTTTTGTGTTCATTTGTTGATATAGGCTGTTCATTTGTTGCACCTCCTAACATTGAGTTTAATAAGTCTTGTAACTCTGACTTCTTAACATATTCTGACAAATCTTCTTGCTTGTGCGGTTGTTCAAATACTTCTTCATATTTAAACTTACGAAGATTACACATTCCAACATTATCACTCGTTTTAATGTAGAACATCCCATCATTTTCACTATCCAATAAAATGGTGTTGGCGTTAGGTGTCAATTGCCAGGCTTTTGCACCTTCAATGCCTTGTACCCAATTTATTCCGTGATTTGTCATTGGCATCTGCGACCATCTGTTGTTTTGTTGATTGTAAAGGTTCATCATTGTCATCTCCTTTAATATATAAAAGGGCACAGAGTGGTGAACAATTCTCTTGTGCCATTTGAAATTTTAGAATTTCTGAAATATCTTGCATCACTCTGTGCTCCTTTCTTGTTGATGATTTTATTGTATAATAAAAAAGGAACCTCAACTTACAAGGTTCCTTTCAATAATTCTTTATTGAGATTTCTTTAATGATTTCTTACACTAAAGGCACAAACTTAATAACCGCATTCTCTGATGCTGAAATATGTTTACATTTCATACCTTTTCTTACAAAGACTTCTTTACTTTGACTATCTCTATCTGTATGTTTACTAAACTCAAAACCAGTATTTCCACTAGCGCCATAAATCATTGCTATTGCGTGTTCATCCGTAGAATTACTAAACTCAAGCATTAAATAACCATCAGTAGGAAATGTGAATAAGTGATTATCTTGATATGTAGAGTCGATAATTATTTCTTTTCCAAAGTCATTATTCTCAATATCAGGCTTATTATCCTAATACATCATATCATTGTCAGTGATTGACATAGTGGCAAATGGAAGTTCTGATAAAGGACTTATCCCATCTCCGATTTTAATTCTCGGGATATTAACTTCATTCTCTGTACGATAATCTGAGTAAATATAAATCATACCGTTTGTAGATAAGAAGTTGGGTATCTTTGACCATTCTTCCATTGTATGAGAAATAATGCATTTCCCACATCCAGTTGTTATTTGTTGTTCTTGATGCCTAACATTGTTTTTAAGGACTTCATCAATCTTATATCTTACTTTACGCATTATTGCTTGAACATTTGACTCTGACATATGCATCTCAAGAGCAATTTGAATGTCTGTCCACTTTTTGCGTTTGTATTCAAAGATTTGACTCTCAACATCTGTAAAATTACATTTTTCTCTAAACAAGTCTATGTAATCTTGTGTAAAATCATTTATCTTCATAGACTAATTTTCCTTCAACTGCTTCTTATAGTTAGCATTGAGGATAACAACTAAAGCACCTAAAAATGTATCTACTGCCGCAAGGGTTGCTGTAATTTGGGCACCGTAGGGAATATTCCAAATTGAAATAATAGCGGCAATAAGAGTTATTGCAGGTGTGCCAATTAAACTAATCATTTTGATAATATCATAAGTTTTGTTACTCATAATTAAATCCTCCTTTTAATCTTTATCTATTAGCAACAATACTAATACAAACAATAATAAAAATATAATAAATAAGCCTCCGTCACTCATAGTTTATTCCTCAAGTATCTTTAAATAATACTGTTCAATAGTCTCTCTTGGAACAAAGGCACCGTCAACATTTGCAAGTATGTTTTGAAATGACGTAATAAACATCTCTGGTAAATCAAGCAATAAATTTGTCAATTCTTGAGGTGTAGATATATTTAACTCATTCATTACATTAAGGGCAAACTCTTTTATGTAAACCTCATTTTCTTTCTTCCAATTATCTGGTTGTATATACTTAAATGATTGTTCAAACCAATATACGCATATAAGAGTACCACATAATTTAAGATATGTATATTCTGCGTTAGGTTTATACTTTGAGTTTACTTGTACATACGCATCCCATATTGCAGTTAAATATTCTCTTATTGTCTCTTCCAAGAAAGAGTGATGCTTCTCATTATAGGTGTGAGTTTGAGAGTCATCCCATAAGTACCAATAATATGTGATATAAGGATTAAAGACTTTAGTTCTTAACGGGTCAAAATTTTTCTCATCTCTAATAATATGACCATCAACACAATTTAAGAAATAAGTATCTTCGTGTGCCCTTATCTTATCACTAAATCTTATGCCATACTTCTTGAGCATTTTACGATTATAGAAATGTCCGTGAAGTACTGATGCACTATCTTCAACAACAAACTCAAGACTATTAGCGAACTTGTAGTCATTGGCAATAATACTTTGAGTTGAATAAACAAACTTACATTTTGATTGTTTTATGTCTTTCTCTATCTGTGCAAAGCAATCGGGATTAAATTCGTCA